AATAACATCGGTATCAGCGCGACCCATCCACCACTTGTCAACGCCAGCCGACTGGAAGCCTACTGCGTTATACCGATTTGCAGGAGAGTTTAAAAGTATTGCATTGTTGCTGGCGCTTTCAACGGCCAAAGTTTCACTAGGCGAACTAGTACCAATACCCAAAGACTCCGCAGACGCATCCCAGAAGAACTTAGACGTTGTGCCTGTGTCTTCGTAGAAGCTGATGTCTCCGTTGCCTTGTATTAAAGCTCTATTTAAAGGGGATTCTCCACCAGTAGACGTTTTAAAGTACATACTACCTCTACCCGCGCTGTCCTCTGCTTGTACAGTAATATTGGCTCGCTTAGCTGCGCCTACTCCTGAAGCGTCAGCAGAGTAAAACTCAATATCGCCTATTACTTCGCCAGCGTTTATTGCAGTATCTGTAGACTTTAATGTTATTGTTGAGCCTGTATTTTGTTCAACAACAAGCGAATCCATCGTGGCTGTGCCAGTGACGTCTATGCCAGCAAAGGCAGGGCTATCAGTAGTAGCAACGCCTTGGTCAAGAGCTTTAACGCTTGCAATACTAGTAAGCTCGCTGTCCATGAGTGCGCCAGCGGCTGTTACGTTTACTGTGTCTGTAACGTCTGCAAGAGCCTCAATACCGTCTAGCTTCGTACCATCTGTAGCAACATCACGACCATCAAAGGTGCTGTTAGTTGTAATAGCGCCAGTCATAGCACCGCCAGTTCGTGGCAGCGCAGCGTCTGCTGTAGTACCTTGTGCAGCAGTAGCATAGTCCGTAGAGTCAAAAGCTTTAACCTGTGCAAGGTTAGTAACTTCAGAATCCATTAAGGCACCAGCGGCTGTTACGTTAGCAGTGTCAGTGACATCAGCGTTAGTTTCAATGGTATCCAGCTTAGTGCCATCAACAGCTACGTCACGACCGTCTATAGTGCTGTTAGTCGTCAAAGCTCCTGTGACGGCAGGGGCAGCCAAGGTTTTGTTCGTAAGTGTCTGAGAGCCGCTTAGAGTGGCTACAGTGCCATCTATGGCCATCGTTACGCCATTGCCTGATGCAGTAGAGGTTACACCTGTACCACCAAGCAAGCTCAAGGCTTCGCTGTCTAGGTCAATGGCTATGGTGTTGGTGCCGTCAGTTACATCCAAGTCCTGTGCGGTTACTTGCGAGTCAACGTAGGCTTTAATTGATTGTTGTGAAGCGAGCTTAGTGGCGCTGTTGCTTGCCATGTCGTCTTCATCTTTGATACCAGTAACAGTAACACCATCACCACCAATACTTAAAGAAGTAGCTATGTTAGTAACTGGGAGGGTAACTGTGCCTGTGAAAACAGGGTCAGCTTTGTCAGCTTTAGTACCACTTGCTACAGCAATGTTATTGAACTCTGTATCAATCTCAGTTCCTTTAACAATCTTAGCAGGGTTGCCGGAAGCTAAAGCATCTTTAGTGGCAAAATTTGTAGTTTTAGTATAATTAGACATCAAGACACCTGTAAAATTCTAGGAGAGAAGGAGAAGTAGAAAAGGGGCTACCGAAGCAGCCCCGATTGTTTTACTTAACAGCTAGAGTGAAGCCTGCTTCTGGACGCATAACCTGAACACCGTACAGAGTATCAGCAGTGTACAAAGTTCCAAGGAACTCCTGCTTGTACTGAGTCTGTGAACGAACAGCCTGTTGCTCTGCAAGAACACTGGTGTCCTTGTGGATCAACTGAGCGCCACGGATGGAAGCACCACCGGTAGTGTCAATAACAGGTACGTTGGTAGAGACGAATACGTCAACACCGTACAGGTTACCAATCTTACCAGTCTCTACGCTCTTGCCATTAACGAAATCAGTAGAGGTATAACGATCAATACCCATGATAGCGTTACGGAGCGAAGGAGGTACGATGAAGCTACGGTTGTCCATAGGTACATCGGCATCGTCCATCTTCTGAATCAGCGCACGGAACGCAGCGTCAGAGAAGTCGCCAACGTCAGCAGCGCCGTCAATGTCAAAGGCTTCAAGAACGCCAGTGCTAGTGTTAATCTGGAAGGAACCGCTGTTGACAAAAGAACTGCCATCGCCGTTACCAAAAGACTTACCAAGTTCAAACAGATCGTTGTCAACCTGCTTAGCCAAACCATAACCTGCGTCACCAGTGTAGAACTGACGAAGAGAAGCAAGGGCCTGTACTTCGGTAATGTCTTCGATCAAACGAGAGAACTCGAAGTGCTTGTTGATGTTAATCAGAACTTCTGACTCAACAGAGTTCTGGATGGTTACAGCGGTACCAGCTGCTTTAGCGGAAGCAACACCACGGGTAGGCTTAGGAACGTGAATAACGTCACCCTTCTTACCAGTCATGCTCATTTTTTTAACAAGGTTAGCCAATACAAGGTTAGTCTTGTATGCAGCAATAACTTCGTCACTCCAAATCTCTGGAATAAACTTAGCTGCGCTTGTGTTGGTTACTGCTCCGCCCATATTGGGATATACTGAAGATGTCATAATACATAGTCCTTAAAAGATTTAATTAACGAACTCTCTTCTCAGCATAAGCTCTCTCAATTTCTGGAGATAAAGCTAAGTACCGATCTGGATCGCTCTGCATTAGTTTAATAATGTCCGAACGTCTATAGATCTTTTTGGAAACCGGTTCGCCACTTCCTCGTGCGCTCCCCGTTGATGCAGCTTTAAGGGCAGTCTTTCGATTGTCCTTGTCATTTGCAACGGCGTTACCTACAGCTTGTTGACGTTCCTTCCAATTAGTGAAAAGTTCATCAGCTGCCTCATGATCATACTGCCTGTCTGCCTGAGCAAAAAGCTGTGTACGAATCTTTGATCCTTTAATCCACTCAACAAAGTTGTTGTCCTGTAAGATGGTCTGCATGTCGGGATGACGTTGTTGCAGGGCTGACATCGCATTGGACTTCGCGTATTGTTGTGACTGCGCTTCCGCAGCTTTAATGGAAGGATGATTCTTAATAGCTCTCGCGACTGCCTTGTCGGGATCAGAGAAAAAATCTACTTCTTCTTCGGGTTCTTCTGGTGTTGCTGTTGTGGTGTCGAGTTGTGTCTGAATGTAGCTATCAACAACTGATCGTAACTCCCCTACTTCTGAGCTTTGCCTTCCTAAAAGCTTTTCAGCCTCTTGGTGCATCCTTACAATATCTGAAACGCTCTTTCCTTGGTACTTCTCAGGGATTTCTTCCTCAGCAGGAGTCTCCTGTTCAACAGGTTCCTGATGTTCGTTTACTTCTTCAATGTTGTCTACTGCTTCATCGTCTTCTAGACGCTCGTCATATAATGTTGCCATTATTAAACTCCGTGATTAAATCATTATGGAGATGTATTATGTAAAGCTTCTTATGTTAAGAGTTAGCCTTACGTTCTTGCTTCAGCTTCTGTTCGCGATTCCTCATCCATTTGTTAGTGGCTTTCTTAAAGTCACCGGAAACAGGATCAAGAGTTGAACGAACAGGAGATTGAATCCTTTGTGCAGGTTTGTGGCAGTGAGGACACTCTACTTCTCTAGTATCCGAAGATACAAAGTGTTCCTCAATATGCCCTCTTGCACACTCAAAGTCAAAGAGTAAGCGCATTAATCTTCCGTTTCCGGCTCTTCGTTTGCTTGCTCTTCAGCTAGTGTAATTTGTTGCTCAAGGTTTACAATGTTTCCCACAATAGACAATTGACCCTTGCGGAAGTGTAGATCATCGTTACCTTTACAAGCTTCTACCGAATTAATGACATTAGCGTTTTGTACTAAGTCTTCTTGTAGTTGTTTCCAACCATCACTCATGAACATATCACGGTAGGCACGGTAGTAAGCTTCTAGTTCTTTATCAATCATACTGTTTATCCTTTAGGACAGTTTAAGTTAATGTTTAAATATTAGTAAAGTATACTAAGGTATAGTATAGCATATTTTAGAGTCAAAGTCAAGAGTTATTTCTTGTTTTTCTTCTTAGCTGTAGATGTCTTGTTCTTTACAGACCGTTGGCCTCTAATAGGCATCTTGTTGCCTTTCTTTGTATGGCTGCTACCACATGATGAACACTTCATTTAACACCTCACTTCTTTGATTTAGCTCCTGAACACTTCCACCGTTTACGGGATAGGTTGTTAGGTGTGTTAGGATCATTCTGCTTGTCCTTCGATAAGCCCTTCTTAATGCCAAGGCTTCTAGCACAGTAGCTGTCGCCTTTGGCAGTCCCCGCTTTTACACGGGAACCTCCATCTTTAGCTTTACCTGCTTGCCCATAGCTTACCTTCTTACCACTAGCTGTTACCTTAACCTTTGCTTTGCCCTTTCTTGGCGTTGCCATTGGCTTTCTCCTGTTTCAAGGTGTTGACTTCTTGTTGTAATTTGTCAACCTTTTTGTTTACTTCTGCAAAAGCTATGTTAATCTGTGCTAAAGCGTCTTCAAACATCTTTCCTGTTAATATCATAATGGAAGCTGTCCTTGTGGTGAGAAGGTTGCTTGTGGAGTTGGCTGCGGCTGTGGAGCCATTGGCTGTGCAGGCTCTGGAGGAGCTATATTGCCCTCTTTTACAGCTACTTCACGCTCTTTTAGCATCTCTTTAGACATCTTAATGCGTCTCTCAAACTCTTTGTCCTCAGCAGTACCAACCTGTAAATTGCTTGTTACAGCTTTAATACGGTCAATTTCAAGCTCCTGTGGGATAGCCTTAGCTTCCATTGTGAGCTTCTGTGCTCTTGCTGCGGATTCTTGTGCCTGTCCGTTAAGCGCAGCAGCCTGTGAAGCCTGTAGAGCCATAGCTGATTGCTGAGA